CACATACGTAAGTATTAGTCTATTCCGTAGACTGTATTATTAACTCGCTTGAGTTGTTGTAATACCGTCTTGAACTTTACATTGTCCGTCAAGATACCAATTAGTACCATCAGACCATACATGAGCATAATCTCCATGAACGGCTTTACTAGCCACTAATGAAATAGTATCTGCGTCTGTAACTGTAGCTACCGAACCTGCTGCATCTTCCGGAGAAGATACGTTACCTACAATAACATTAGCACTTGATGCTGTCACTATTGTATGAGTACCTGTAGGTTCTGTTGCTCCAACATAAAACCAATACTCTAGTCCTGCTGCTACAGCAGGTAATGTTTGTATTCTAGCTGTTGCAGTATTCATAACAAAACGAGTGCCTGATTCGGCTGCTGTAATTGTATTAGCTGCAGTTATCGCCTCTGTATCTGAAGGTTTCTGAACTTTAGTAGCCAGAGTACGAACATCTATTGTTCTTGCTGAATTACGACCAGTATCTTTTATATTTACTATTGCCATATTATTTACCTCTTAAAATTTAGGTGTTAAAAAAAGAGGAGGAGTCCTAAGACTCCCCCAAGTTTAGGTATTAGTCAATACCATAGAATGCACCTACAAGGGCTTCATCTCTAAGTACTTTCGCACCAAAAACATGAAGACCACGCACAATGTCACCAAACGATGTTGGGTCTCTCAACACTTCTGTTGATAGAATTGTGTTTGCAGTCGCAGTAGCTGATATGGAACCTGCCAAACATTTACCTGCCGCATTAGATGTGTCAGCTATGTTATTTGACTTGTACATTTCAAAGCCACGAAGTTTTCCACTAGAAACTAATCCGTTTCTAATAGAACCCATTCCAGCATTGTAGTCTACAGACAACAATTTAGAAGCAGAGCTTCCTAGAACTTCATAGAAGTCAGGACCAGCAACGAACCAACGACCTTCTTCAGGTACGTTTTGATCGTCTAATAGTCTTGCCATTCTAGACATAACGTCTAGAGGGTCATGTTCATCAGTTCCAAAACCAATGTCTAGGTTACCTGTTCCATCAAAAGTTCCGGCAGCTAAATCAGTAGCATTGTCAGAACCTAACACGTGGTTAGGTGATGAAGCAGATAGACCAGCAAACATAGTTACAAGTACAGCAGAATCGTAAGCATCTTTCAATGCGTATGCAGCAGAACTTGAAGCAACTTCTTTAAAGTTGACATGTGACATATTTGTTTCAATATCATCTACGATGAATTTAAACGCATTAGCACTATCAACAACTAAAGATGTTTCAGCATCTGTAAGTCTAGTTTCTGTGGTATCGCTATTTCTTGTATACGCTGATACAGAAATAACGGGTTCTTTGATAATCTTTACTGAGTCTCCGAAAGCAGATATTTCACCCGAATAATCGGTATTTGTAATAGCTTCTATAACAGACGATTTTCTAAAAAAGTTTAAAACCTTTTTAGAGTAAACCGAAGGTAAAAAGAAACTATTAGTTTGTCCACTTACGGAGTTAGCAAAGTTAGCATCAGTATCCGTTGAAGGTTCAAAAAATTGAGCCATTGGATATTCTCCTTTAAGTTATAGTTTATTTATTAAACTATATAGTTTATTTTATGATTCTGCCTTCTTGCATTGCATCGCTGATTTCACTTTCGTATTTATCAAACTCTGCAACACTCATGGCAGCAATCTCTCTTTCAGACCACACTCTTTGTTGCTTTGGTTCTACACTAGTTGTTTTAGTGGAAATCATATCAGCAGCAGATTGTTTAGTCTGTTTAGAATTTGACTTAGGTTGTGTACCTTGTTGAACCTCTAATCCGATATCCTTTTTAAATAAATCTAAAGCTCTACTAGCTAAAGTTGCATCACTTGGGTTATTAAAAATCCAATCTTTAATAGACTCTGGTTGCAAATCAGCCCAATCTTGAAATTCATCGCTGTTTCTAATTTCATCAAAATCAGGATGGTTTTCTCGAAGGTCCTTTTCAGCTTCTTGTTTTAGTATTTCTGTTTCACGCCCTTGCATCGCATCTAATCTTGTTTGCAATTCAGCAACTTGATTTTCGCTTTGCA